TATCATATGGAGCGTCCACCGAACTGGATGCAGTAAACTCTATATTGATGAGTGTTGGAGAGTCCCCTGTTAATACCTTAAGTGTACAAAGTCCTGAAGTGGTCATTGCACAGAAAACTCTGCAGCAAGTCTGCCGTGAGATATTATCAGAAGGTTGGAAATTCAATACTGAAACACAATACCCCATCACTTTAAACACCAATGATGAGGTTGTTATACCCGCTAATGTTTTACAAATAGATCTCAACAGATTCCGTCACCCAGATGCTTTTGATACTATTAGAAAAACTCATAACGGTATTCCAAAATTATATGATTTACACGATCACACTTATAAATTTACAAACACATCTGGTGGTAAAATCTATGTTGATATAATATGGATGATAGAATTTGGTGATATACCACAGGTGTTCAGAGATTACATCACCGTGAGAGCCGCTAGGATCGCTTCTAACCGCATGGTAAACAACCCCGAGGCAGCTGAACTCATCGCACAAGATGAGGCTCAAGCAAGGGCTACAGCATTAGAGTATGACACCAACCAAGGTGACTACAATATCTTCAACAACCAAGAAGGTAGGACAAATGCTAGTACTGTTTATCGACCATATAAAGTTCTACAAAGAAGGTAATGGCAGCAATTAATCAACGTATTCCTAACTTTCTAGGGGGAGTATCACAACAGCCCGACACAATTAAATTTCCTGGACAGGTGAGAGTATGTGATAATGCTGTACCTGACGTGACTTTTGGATTAGTCAAACGTCCAGCTGGGGAGTTTGTTAAACGACTCACTAATGCTAATGACAATGGTTATTGGTATGAAATACTTAGAGATGGAGATGAGAAATATCTAGCACAAATGACAGCATTATCTAGTTATAGCGGTACCAAACCTATAAGAATTTGGAACCTTTTAACTGGTGTTGAGCAGAGTTTAACTAACGGTAACGGTGATGCTTTGTTCGATTACATGCAACAAACAGGAACAACTAAGCCTTATGCTATTCAAACCATACAAGATACTACGGTCATTACCAACCCAAAACAAACAGTTGGTACGACTGGTGTTACTCACAGCCCTCTCAACAGTGGGAACTACGCTTTTGCTAGGTTAGATACTATAGCTTATAATACTGAGTATATATTATATGCAGGTACTACACCAACACCCAATACTTACTACAGAGTTACAGCATTAAGTGTAACTAAGCAAAGTGGATCACCTTCTGGTAATACACAAACTGGTAATACATGGGATGATTCAGAAGACGATAGTAGATACGCTGGTTTAGGTCAGTTTTCATTTAGTGATTCAGCTTGTGAAAACATTGAAGGACATGTAACTGTTAACGCTGCTAGTTATGTAGAGAAACAAAGGTATAACTGGGAAGACGGTAGTACAGGTACTGTTGATAACGATGGTAATACAACTGGTACAACTTCAGGAGCTGGTGAAGATTTTATAGGATACACACAGATTTATAAGGTACGTTACACAGCACAAGTCACGCTAAAAGATGGAGGTCTTATTAAAACCACATCTGAATCAACAGCTTTAGCAAAGTCACATACTGTAACTATTGAAGGTGTTAATTACACAGTTAATGTGGATGCAGTTGAAGAAGTTGAAACTTATGAAGGTGTGGCTGGAATCTCTTTCTATAAGAGTCCCCGTAACCCAGATGAAGGTAGCCTAAGTATGGCTAAGATAGTTAAAAACCTTCACGATGGAGTATCAAATGTAAGTAACGTAACATCTGAGATTGTTGGTAGTGGTTTATATTTACATGGTACTGCAGCTCCTACGGTTAGTTTCCTTGGAGGTGCTATTAATGAAAACATGAATGTTATTGGTAATACAGCACAAGATGTTAGTAGATTACCATCTCAATGTAAACAAGGTTACATAGCTCAAATAGCTAATGATGATAACACAGACTCTGATAATTATTATGTAAAATTTATAGCAGATAATGGTTCATCAGGTAGCGGTAAATGGGAGGAATGTGTAAGACCAGACAACTTCTCGTCAGGTAGTGATCCTATGGTTAAGGGTTTGGACCCTGATACTATGCCTCATGCTTTAGTTAATAATCGTAATGGTACATTTACATTTAAAAGGTTAGATGAAACTACAGCTACTGCTGATAGTAATGATCTTTATTGGAAGTATAGAGAAGTAGGTGACGGAGAAACTAACCCTTTCCCTAGTATTAATGGTAAAGAAATACAGAAAATATTTTTCCATAGAAACAGATTAGGACTTGTTGCAGATGAACAGATTGTACTTAGTAGACCAGGCGACTATTTTAATTTATTTATTGTCTCTGCAATTACAGCAAGTGACGATAATCCTGTTGATATTACAGTATCAGATATCAAACCTGCCTTTGTTAATCATGTACTTGAGATACAGAAAGGTATGATGATGTTCAGTGATAACGGGCAATTCCTGTTATTTACTGAGTCTGATATATTTAGCCCTAAAACGGCTCGCTTAAAAAAAATAGCTAGTTATGAATGTGATGCCTCTTTACAACCTAGAGACATGGGTACATCAGTTATGTTTACTTCTAATGTATCCGCATATACTAGAGCATTTGAAGCAACTATACTTGATGATGATATCCCACCAAAAATACTAGAACAAACCAGAGTTGTACCAGAGTTTGTACCTAAAGAAGTAACACTGTCAGCTAATTCAGCTGCATTAGGTATTGTGACTTTTGGTGAAAAAAATTCATCAGAAATTTTCCATTACAAATACTTTGATGCTGGAGAACGTAGAGATCAGTCAGCTTGGTACACTTGGACTTTAACAGGTACTATGCAGTACATGTTATATAGTGCTGGTAGTTTCTATGTAGTAACCAAACAAGGTAGTGATTTTGTGTTATCCAGACATGAGTATGTAACAGATACAAATGCTACTAGCAGTTATACTGTAGGTGGTGTTGAAGCTAATGTAGGCTCACCTAAGTACACAGCTAGATGGTTTGATGTTTGTTTAGATAACATGCTTATACCAAGTACTATTACTTATACAGCTCAAACTACAACAGCTCCTGAAAAAACTGTTCTAACTTTCACTGCAAGTGCAGCTGATGGTTACACTCCTACAGGTGCTACTAATTTCTATGCAGTAGGATTGAATGGTAATCAAGCAGGATTAGTTGTTAAAGCAGATTCTGTAGGTACCAATAGTGCTACATTTAACGGGATTAATATGACTGGATGGGAGATAGCTGTAGGTTATTCTTATACAAGTATATTAGAATTACCAGATTACCATTTAGCACTTGAAGCTAATAAGTATGATGTTAATGGTTCTTTAAGGATATCTGGACTTAACTTTCAGTTAGGTGTTTCAGGTCCAATGCAGTTTCATTTAACAGCTAAAAATACTTATACTGATTCTAGTGGTACAGTCACTAAAGAATTTGATGATTATATTCAATATGAATCTGGAATGACAGCAGGTTTAGCTAATGTTGGTAAACCCCCTTCAGAATTAAATAAGTCTGTTAGAGTACCCATACAAAAAAAGAATGATAAATATAATTTACAAGTAAAAATACCCGACCCTTTTTCCACCGCTTTAATCTCAGGTAGCTGGGATGGCAATTATAACCCAAGAAGACATGTACGAAGGTAAGTATATACAACCCTGCACTCCAGAGTTAGCTCTAAGTGTGGGGTTGAACTTACGCTATGAAGATAGACGTGAGGTAGAAGAGAC